CTCCAGCCATTGGCGCTGCTATCGGCGGTGCGATTGAAGGGAGCCAAGCATCCAGCAGTGCATCACAAGCCCAGGTAGGTGCAGCGCAAGGCGGCATTGATGAACAGCGGCGTCAGTTTGATGCTATCCAGCAATTACTCGCACCATACGTTCAAGCTGGTGGCCAAGCATTAGGCGGCTATTCACCTTATCAACAAGCTGGCGCCGGTGCATTGCCAACACTCCAACAATTTGCGCAGGCCGGCGCACCAGCACTTGAGCAGCAGCAGGCTTTAATCGGTCTGAGAGGCCCGGAAGCGCAGAGGCAAGCCATTGCTGGCATCGAGGGCGGTCAGCAGTTCCAGGCCATGTCTCGGCAGGGTGAAAACGCATTGCTACAAAACGCATCTGCTACAGGTGGACTGCGTGGCGGCAATCTTCAGGGCGCACTTGCTCAATTCAGGCCACAACTTCTTAACGAATTGATCAACCAGCAATATGGCAGGCTCGGAGGTTTGGCAGCGCAAGGCGGCACGGTAGCGCAAAACCTGGCATCTAGTGGCCTGAGTGCAACAGGTGAACTTGCAAGGATAGGCCAGGCATCTGCGGCTGGTGTTGGCACGGCTGGACAACAAACCGGCGCAAACATTGCCAATCTTTTGGGTCAACAAGGCGCAGCCCGGGCTGGTGGAATTATGGGTCAACAGCAAGCATTTGGAGGTGTTCCTGCTGCTTTTGGCTTTGGTCAAACGTCAGGCACAAATCCGTTTGCTGGTGGCTTGTCTGGATTGCAAGCCGGGTTTTCTGGTACATCGTTAGGCGGTTCTGGGTTTGGCAGTGGCTTGGCATACGGCAATGCTGACCTTGGGACATTTTTCTAAAGGCAATCATGGTTCAGCCAATCAACTATTTTCAAGGCGTCCAAGATCCATTTGCTCAGGCAATTGCCGGTATGCAGCTGGGTGAAACCTATGCTGCCAACCAACGAGCGCAAGAACAAGCGCAGCAACTTGCTATTGCCAAACAACAGCAGCTGGCGCAGCAAATGCAACAGCAACAACAAATCGCTACAGCACGCGACACGTTTCTGGCAAATCCAAAGCCAACCATGCGCGACGCTCTGACATTTGCGTCTATATTGCCAAGAGATCAGGCAGATGCAATTCGCCCGTACATCGAAGGCGTCGGCAAAGAACAGCAGCAAGGTGTTTTGAGATTCAATGGCCAAGTGCTATCGGCACTGCAAACTGATCCACCAGCAGGAATCAGACTATTGCGAGAACGCGCATTAGCTGAGCGTACATCTGGCGATGAGCAAGAGGCGTCGCTGTATGAGCGCATGGCAGAGACTGCTGAAAAACAAGGGCCAGAAGTTGCGTTCAAAGGTCTGACGTACATCATTGCTTCAATGCCTGGTGCAAAAGAGATGTTTGAAAACATCGACAAGAATTTATCAACTGCCAGGCTTGAAGAATTAAGGTCAAGCGTGCTTGCAGAAGCCGTTGCCAAGGCCAAGAAAGCCGTTATTGAAGCAGACGATACCCCTTCACGTTTAGCAGCAGAGCAAGACCTTCGTGTCGCACAGGCTGCACAGCAACGCGCCCTGACTGCCGCAAGTGTTGGCGGTGAAGCCAGGGCCGTAGAACAAGCGCCGATCGCACTTGCTAGACTCGTAGCAGATGCAGACAAAGCTGAGGCAGACGCAAAGACAGCCCGAGCCACCGCTACCAATGCACCAGAAAAAGCAGCCGCTGATGCAGCACTTGCAAAAGCACAAGCCGATAAAGCAAAAGTTGTTGCAGAGTTTGCCAGGGCTGATGCTGTTTTGGAAGCACAAGGGAAAGCTACAACCATCAAGAAGACAGAAGCAGACATCTTGATCAACAAAGAAAATGCCCGTATTGCTGCGCTAAATGCTGCAATAGCCAGAGAAACAAACACTCTAAAACGGCAAGAACTAGAGCAAAAAATTAAAGATGCACAAGTAACGCGAGATGCGGCTGCTAGAGAACAAACGGCAACATTTAACAGTCAAGTGGCAGACATTGACAACTTCCTAAACACTGCCGAACGAGTTAAGCAAACACCTAAAAACATTATTGAATCTGCAACTGGCCCAATATCATCAAGATTGCCGACTACTAACGCAGATGTTGCCGATTTTGAATCATTAGTTGAAACTCTTGGATCGCAAGTATTCATTGCTCAAATACCAAAAATCAAAGGAGCTGGTGCTCTTTCTGAAAAAGAAGGCGATAAATTGCAAGCATCTGTGCAAAATTTAGGTTTGAAACAGTCCCCTGCACGACTTATTGAAAATGTCAATGAAGCAGTTAGGTTGATGGAAAAAGCAAGAAAAAATCTTGCAGATCGTTCAGGTTTACCGACTCCTACTTTAGATGTGCCAGCAAGACAGGAAGTTACTGTTACCTTGCCAAATGGATCAACAATGAAATTCCAAAATCAAGCTGGCGCTGACGCTTTCAAAAAAGCAGCAGGGATTAGATAATGGATTACGAAGCACTTGCAAAACAATTTGGTGGTGTACTTGTAACACCTCCAGCGCCTGCTGATACAGCGTTTGACATTATGGGCGGCGGTCAAAGACAAGCCGGGCAAAATTCTGCTGATCTTTCGGCTCTTGCGGCTCAATATGGCGGCGTTGAACAAGTGCCATCCACAACGGCTACAGGGCTTGCTGGTGCTGCCACTAGGGGATTGGCATTACCTGCTGCTGGTGCGCTTGCTGGCGCTGCTATGGGCGCTCCATTTGCTGGTGTTGGTGCGATACCAGGCGCTATTGCAGGCGCAGGCGCTGCAACCCTTGCAGGGATGGTTGGTGATCCAATTGTTAGTGGGATCAATGGTCTATTCGGAACAAAATACACATTGCCAACCGATGCAATGGAAGACTTGCTAACCCGTGTCGGCGTAGCCCAACCTCGCACAGCGGCAGAACGGATCGTACAAACCGCAGCCTCTGGCGCAAGTGGTGGCGCTGGTGGTGTTGCCGTAGGTAAAACATTGGAAGCAGCCGCAGCAGGGCCGGTTGCCCGTGGAGTTGGTCAGTTAATGGCAACAACGCCAGGACTACAAACTTTGAGTGGTGGAACGGCTGGCGCTGCTGGCGGTCTTGCAAAAGAATCGGGTGCTGGCCCTATGGGGCAGATTGCAGCAACGATTGGTGGTGCTTTTTTGCCGTCCATCCCGGCAGCAACCAGGGCGGTGACTCAACAAGCAGCAAAACAAGTTGCACCGGCCGGTGCTGGTATCCGTGAAAGACTTGAGCCAGTAACAATTGAGCAGCTGCGTCTTGGGTATGAAGCACCAACCGCACCAACGACCAAAGAATCTTTGCAAAGCATTGTGGCAACTGCTAGCGAGAAGATGGATCCACAAACCCAGCAATTGATTAGAAATCAAATACAGAGAGAACCAGACTCCACTGAATTTGTTAACTTCCGTATTTCAGGCACGCAAGCTGTTCCAGACAATCAAGCATCCGATGCCATTAGGCAGGGATGGAAAGATGGCACGATTGCCAGTATCAAGGCTGCATCTGACAAAGATCGTCAGGCCATGACCAAGATGCTGAACATCTTCAAACTGGGCGAAAAACGTGAAGCATTCCGAGCGCTTAACAGGCCGGCCGATATTTTGGGCGACACAGTTGAATCCAGAATCAAATTTTTGTCGGATGCCAACACGCAAGCTGGAAAGGATATCAATCAAATTGCTAACAATCAGTTGCGTGGGCGAACAGTAAATTTTGACCCAGCCATCAATACGTTTCTTGATGATCTTGGCACTTTGGGTGTGAAGGTTGAACTTGATGCAAGCGGGGTCGCCAAGGCCAATTTGCAAGGATCTGACATACAAGGTGATCGACAGGCTCAACGCGTCTTAAACATGGTTCTGGAGCGTTTAAGCACTGTTAAAGAACCCGATGCTTATGGCATTCACACAGCCAAGCGTTTTATTGACACTCAGGTAGATTTTGGAAAAAGAAATCTTGCAAACCCATTGACAGCACAAGCTGAGCGAACACTGAAGACACTGCGCCGCAATCTGAATGAGACTCTTGGAGAAAGTTTCCCTGACTACAGATCTGCAAATACGAAGTATTCAGACACAATTCAAACGCTTGACGATCTGCAAAAAGCAGCCGGCACACAGATCAATTTTGATTCACCCAATGCTGATAAAGCGCTGGGTACGGCAATGCGTAAGCTGACCAGCAACTACGGCACGCGAGCAAACCTAGTTGATGCTCTTGACCAGGCCAATCGAACTGCTACAAAGTACGGCATGAAAATTGATGACGATGTTGTCAACCAGCTTATTTTTGTGAATGAACTGGATCGTATGTTTGGAGCTGCTGCACAGACTTCGCTAAAAGGCCAAGTTGCCGAGGCTGCTATAGGCACCGGCGTTGACATTGCGCGTGGCAGAATAGCGCAAAGAGCGTTTGATTTATTGGCTGAAAAAGCCGAGGGATTGCGTGGCATCAACAAAGACAATGCAATCAAAGCAATGGAAGAACTGCTTAAGCGTAAAGCCGGCCAGCCCTAAACGACAATCCACCCAGGAGAACCAGTAATGTCCGCACTCTCAATTCAGCCACCATTCCCGATCTTTACGGAGACGGATGGCCAACCTCTTGAGAATGGCTACATCTGGCTTGGCACGATCAATCTAAATCCAATCGTCAACCCAATCTCAGCCTATTGGGATGCTGCTTTGACCATTGCAGCTGTGCAGCCAATCCGAACGCTCAACGGTTATCCGGTCTACCAGGGTACGCCGGCCAGGATTTACGTCAACAGCAATTACTCCATTCAGGTGCAGAACCGCAATGGCAGCATTGTGTACAGCGCACCAGCCGCAACTGAGCGCTACGGCGGCATCATCAATGCAAACGATGTAATCTATGACCCCGCAGGCAGCGGAGCCGTGGCTACTACCGTGCAGGCAAAGTTGCGGGAGAGTGTGTCGGTTAAGGACTTTGGGGCTGTTGGGGATGGGGTTGCAAATGACACGGCTGCGATTCAGGCGGCAATTTCCTATGCTGCAACTGCTATAGGCGGCGCTATAGGGATGGCGGTTTACTTCCCGACAGGCACGTATCTTATCAGCGAAACAATTACGCTTCCAAACCGCGTAGGTTTGCAAGGCGCTAACGGGCGCGGAGTTGAAATAAAGCCGCATAGCAGCTTTTCTGACGCGTATATGTTCCACGCCAACAACGGCACGACAGCCATGTTTGGTTCGTGGATACGCGATATGTTCATAGACACACGCGGCACTAACATGACAGGTGTTATTTGGACGCAAGCATGGCAAGAAACTTGCGGTATGGAACGCGTCACTATTATATTTGACGGCACTACGCAATACGGAGTCTTGTATACTGACGGTTACGGCGGCGCATCCTACTGCAAATTTTCTGACTGCGAAATTTTTACCGAAAGCACAAATGTTAATGCGGCTGGTGTCTACATTCAGCAGGTATCGGCAGTCGGTGGATTTGTTTTTGAATGGGACGGCGGATCAATCACAGGCAATACGGGCTTTAATTTGCCGCACGCAATTTACGCCGAAAACGACACGCTTTTAATTAAACTTCTCCATGTAGAATATGTCGATAGCGCGGTTACTATTGACGGTGTTGGAGGGTTGTCTGGCGATACGTTGACGGGTTCGTTTAACGATGTGGTCGATATTGTTACTTTGGTTAGCACTTTTACAGGGCAACTTTCTTTACGGAATATCGTACCTAACGGCGCATCGGGCAATATTTTACAAGATAATACACCGTCTGCGCGCAGCATATCCGCAGCCAGCACGGGCATATTGTGTAGCTATGATCGTGACTTCTCTGGGTTCAGCGCAGGGCTATCTGCACAAATACCAAACGTAACGGGTAACGGCACCGAATACAGCATTGTTTTCAACAACCAAATTTACGACTACAAGGATGAGTACAATCCCGCGACAGGTATTTTTATCGCTAAACGATCCGGTAAATATCTGTTTACGACTTGCGTTAAGATACTGGTGACAACGGCCGTAACAACATGCGTGATTAAAATATCCACGTCTAACCGCGAGTACGTGATATTCCGTGGCGACACTGACAATATACGGTCTGGCGATAACACCATAACATTTAACGGCTCAATCATTGCCGATATGGATGCGCTCGACACGGCGCGAGTTAACATCTTAATAAATGGTCTTGGCGCTGACACTGTTGATATTGAAGCTGACGAGACATTTTTCCAGTGTCAATGGCTAACTAGATGACCCGCACCGCCTCCGGCCTAATCCTCTGGTACATGAACCGCTGCGGCTTCCACGGCTGGACGAGCTTTTGGGGCAGCATCTACCTTGCCCCCGGCTACGAGCAACACGCTGCTTTGATCCGCCACGAGCGCAAGCACCTGGAGCAGATGCAACGCGATGGTAAATTGATCTACCTCATCAAGTACACGTACTGGCTGCTACGATACGGCTACTGGGACAACCCGTATGAAGTTGAAGCAAGATCGGCAGAAATTTTAATCAAGTAATGGAGTCACCATGTCAAACAATTCACAAATTGCATTCACGCCTATTGGACAAACTATCGTGGTGGCAGCTGCTGCTGTTGCGCCAACCGGCATTCGAGCACCTGTTAACGGCAAGCTAAACGCGCAGAATGCTGGTCAATTCCGCATTGTCAATGCAGCCAGCACGACCGTGTTCTTAGGCACTGGTGGAACCGCAGCCATTGCGACTGCCAACGCTGTTGCGCCTACCGCTGGTGTTCCTACATCGGCAATTGTGTTACTACCCGGTGCGGTGGAGATCATACGTTTTAACATAAACACCTATTTCAGCGGCCTGTCAAGCGCAGCAGCCACTTTGTACATCACACCAGGGCAAGGGCTATGACTGACGATGATTTCCGTCGCTTGGAGAGCAAGGTTGACAAGCTGACAGACGCTGTTGGCAAGCTGATCTTGTTTGAGGAACGCCAAGCCAACCAAGGGCAACGCATTGGTGCTGTTGAAGCGCAACTTGGCATCCATGAGGCCATGCTGCATCGTACTGACCGCAAAATTGACCAATGGGTTAATCGCGGCATGGGCGTCTGGGCGGCAGCGGCAGTAGTGTTTTCACTGGTGCAGTTTTGGAAGAAATGACAAAAAATGTTAAAACCTTTTAGAGCAAAAAGAGTTGGCCAGTTCTACACGCTGAATTTTCAGTTTGCTGGCGCAACTGATATTTCCTCGCAAATCACCTTCACCCGCGCCAGCACAGGTAGCTTTTTCAACTCTGCCGGTGTGCTGACCAATGCCGCCGCTAACGCCCCTCGCCTAGACTACAACCCCAGCACCTTGGCCGCACAGGGGCTGCTGATTGAGGAGAGTAGGGCAAACCAAATCCGCAACAACACGATGGTGGGGGCGGTGGCTGGGACGCCGGGGACGGTGCCGACGAATTGGTTTGCATTTACCGGGTTAACAGGTCTGACCCAAACCATTGTAGGTACGGGCACAGATTCAGGAATTACCTATATTGATATTCGTGTAAATGGAACGCCTAGTGCTGCCGGAGCTTACTCAATTGGTTTTGAAAGCAACACCCAAGTTGCAGCTTTAACGGGGCAAACGTGGGTGCTGTCGACATATCTTAAATTGCAAACCGGGTCATTTGCAGGCGTCAATTCAACGGTTCTTCAAAATGATGAACGATCAGCCAGTGCGTATATACGATCCAACAGTTCAAGTGCATTGACAGTTACGGGAGCCGCTTTGTCAACGCAGCGATCTTTTTTTGCCGCAACTTTGAGCGGAGGCGGTACTGTTGCATTTGTGGTTCCCTATATATTGCTTAGTCTTTCCGGCGCAGCCATCGACATCACCCTGCGCATCGGCCTACCCCAGCTTGAACTGGGCGCTTTCGCCACCAGCGTCATCCCCACCACCACCACAGCCCTGACCCGAGCTGCTGACGTAGCCAGTGTGAATACGCTGAGCCCTTGGTACAACGCGACGGAGGGGACGTTGTATGCGGAGGGCACGTTGCTGGGCGGTGTTGCAGCTACTTTCCCGTACATGGCGGCGCTGGTCGGTGCGGCTCCCAATAACGACTCAATAGGTGTTCTATGGACAGCCACCGCAGGGCTAATGCGGTTTGGCGTCCGTGCTGGCGCCGTGTCGCAGGCTGATTTTGGCGCGGGAACAGCTAAATCAGCTAACTCGTCCTACAAAGTGGCAGGGCGTTATGCAGCCAACGATGTGCAAGCCGCATTTGATGGCACGCTAGGTACTCAAGATACCACCGCGACGGTGCCAACCATTGCCGCATTGTCTCTCGGGGGTGCAGTTGGTTTTCAACCGGCAGCAAATACTTGGCTCCGCCGCATCACCTACTACCCCCGCCGCCTGAGTAACGCCGAACTCCAAACCCTCACCACCTGACCATTATGTACACCGACTACTGCCTCAAATTTACCGACGCCGCTCAGTGCATGGCAACCCTATTCACCGAGCAAACCACGCTACAAGGCGATGTGGTGGAGACCGTCCAGCAGCCCAAGTACGCCGCCATTGATGTGATCGGCACCATCTACAAGCCCACCGGCAAGATGCTGACCAACGAAGAGGGCGACTACCCCGAGATGGCCGCTGTGCCAGGTTACCACGCTAACGTGCGGCACTCCGAGCCAGCGCCAGAGCTTGAGCCATTTGCCGTGGTGCCGACCAGCCCGGTGCGTGGGTGGGCTTAAATTTAATATGACACCGCATTTCAGCTTGGAAGAATTTACGCAGTCAGACACGGCGGCCAGGCTGGGCATTGACAATCGCTTACCTGATGAACTGCGTGAAAACGCGCTGAAAACGCTGGAAATGATGGAGCGTATTCGGTTCCACATTGATGCGCCAATCACAATCACATCAGGATACCGCTGCAAAGCCCTAAACGGCGTCATAGGCTCCAAACCCGGCAGCGACCATACATTGGCATTGGCTGTTGACTTTCGCGCTCCAAAGGCCGGTAGTCCATTCCAGATTGCCAAGGACTTGGCATCAGTAATTGGTATTGTAGGTATTGGTCAGTTGATATTGGAATTCGGCACCTGGATTCATGTGTCGACCAAGATCCCCGACAAGGTGATCAACCGCATCATCACCATTGACAAAGATGGAACAAGGGCAGGCATATGGCAGTAGATCCCATCAGCATTTTGCTTGGCATAGGCTCAAAGGTCATTGACCGGCTGTGGCCTGATCCTGCCCAACGTGACGCTGCCAAGTTGGAACTGCTCAAGATGCAGCAGTCTGGTGAACTCGCACAATTGACGGCTGAAACCAGTTTGATGATTGAGCAGATCAAAGTCAACCAGGCAGAGGCAACAAACCCCAGTCTGTTCGTGTCTGGCTGGCGTCCAGGGGTGGGCTGGGTCTGCGTAGCCGCCTGCGGCTGGAACTGGATTGGCCTGCCTGTTGCTAAGCTGGGGCTGGAAATCTACGGCCACCCAATCAACCTATCACCGGCAGACCTCACTGAGATGCTGCCAATCCTTATGGGGATGCTTGGGCTAGGTGGCCTGAGAACGATAGAAAAGCTACAGGGCCGTGCTGCGAAGTAGCTGCATAGCGTCTCGCAAGTCTTGCCGTAGCTGCTCAATCGCCTCGGCCTGCTGTTGCATCCTGATGTAGCTGTCCGCTGCAAATCTGTCCAGCGTTGTTCTCTCCCAAGCTGGGAAGTTCGGTAGATCGTTCAATTTGGTTCCTTATCCACTCCGGGCCGCCAAGTTTAATCAACTGGATGCGCTGAGTTTGAGTTAGTTTGATTGAGTAGAACACGTTCAACGGTTCGCCTTCTCGCTTTGCGCTCATGGCCGTTTCCTGGGCAGCGGAGCCCAAAAATCCCAAAACTGTGTCTCATTAGGCCGGTGGAAATACTGACCCAGCGATGCCACGCCGCCGCGCCCAAGCAGCAGGATTTTCACACCGGTCGGGGTGCTGGCATCGATTGGTATCCAGTAATAATCGGTGGAAACCACGGCAGCTTTGGTGCTGTCCAAGCGAAACTTGGACTCCATTTCGATACGCTCGAATTCATCGTCTTCATTTACCATGGTGCGTCCTCAAAGTTGCTCGGATTGAATGGTACTGGCTTGGCTGGTTGCGCTGGCGGTAGCTCGGTAGGGAAGGGCCAGATGGTCATGTGTTGCGCTCCTTCAGAATCTGTTGAGCAACGTACATCCCAGCGTGGAATGCCAGTTTCATTTTTAAGGCAATCATGGCGGACTCTCTGTTTACATCTTCATCCGTCAGACCTACCCACTCACGCTTGGGCGAACTAACCCAGCCCTGACAATCTCCTCGCTCAGTGGCCTCACAGTGTGTGCAAGCCCCGCCTACAAACCCGCAAGGCTTTACTTCTTGTTCAGTATCTCTAGTCATGTGTTGCGCTCCTTTAGTTTGATTTGTATGCGCTGAAACGCAAGCAGGTAATTCCCACGCTCTGCAAGCTCACAGGCTTCCAAAAACTCCTCATTCGTCAGCCCTACCCACGGGCGCTGTGAGCAAACGTGACCGCAGCGGGGGCAGTCAACAACTTGCTCTGGCTTTGCTGCTGGCGGGGTGCTTTGCACACTAAGTGTAAAGTGGTGCAGCGCCTGTATTAGGCAGTTTTCCATAAACTCAAACTCGCCCGGCTCCGATGGCTGATAGTCAAGCGTAAATTGCTGATTGCCAATTTTGAAAGCCATGTTTTCGCCGTGCATCAGGAAAGTGACGCAGTGTTTAACTGCCACCGGCTCCTGCTGTGGCTGTGCTACGGGTGGGGTGGTGTATAGGGGCCGCACATCAGCATAAGTTCCTTTCATGTCAGCGAGGTCTAGCGCTTCCTCTTGCGTAAAAAACATATCGTACAGATCGCCCTCAAACAATCCCCACGCCACCGGCTCCTGCTCTGGCTGCTTCAGTGCATCAAGATGCCGGAAATGCGCTTCCAATTCAGGCGGAACTACAGGCTCTGGCTCTGGCTGCTCCAGTGCTTCGCAAAGGTTTTCAACGGCCTCGACCTGTATTGCTGATCCGCTGCGGTAATTAGTCGATGACCTTAACGCCTCCAGCGCCTGCTGCATTACTTCTATGTCAGTCATGTGTTCTTCTCCTTGATGTTGTGGGCGGCTTCGATGGCTTGGGCAAATGCTGTTACTGTTATTGCACCGTCTTTGGGCATCCTGTGCCAAATTTCCCAAATAACCTCCTCCGTCAGCGGCTTGCGCTGTGCTGGCTTTGCTGCGGGTGGGGTGGTGTATAGGGGTTGATAGCTGTTTAATTCAATAGGGTTTTTTGCTTCGACTTCAGCAGGCCAAAGCAAGTCTGTATTTGGCGTAAATATCCACGCCACCGGCTCTAAATCTTGCTCTTTCAACGCGGCGGTTAATGCGTTAGCCACACGCTCCCAACGTGGCGAACTACCGTGATAACCAAACTCTCTCAACGCCTCCAGCGCCTGCTGCGCGGCTTGTCTTAGGTCAGTCATTTCATGTTCCTTCCAATTTCTGCTGCTGCCCTTGTGATGGCGCGGCGTGTGGCCGCGTAGGGATCTTCTAAGGTTCCGCCATTAGTCCAAGGGCCGTGCCACACGTACACTGGCTCAACGTTGATCCGCAACTTCACCGCAAGCCGCAGTGCATCGCCGTCGTCGGTGAGGGGGTTCCATTGGTTAAACTCAATCCGCATCTTTGCCTCTTCCAGCCCACAAGCCTTCGCCGCAAGTTCAAGTAGTTCTATTTCATTCATGTGTTTCCCCTTGCTCTGATGGTTGCAGCATAGGCAAGGTTCTCACAGATGACAGCGGCTGCTTCCATCCCGTCCTTGTGACCACATCGGTACGCCTCGGCAATGGCAACCTCTGCTTTGTGTGCGGCAACAAGATTGGCAAAGGCTTCAATTTCCTCGGTAAAACAAACCCAGCCTTCAATATCTCTCCCAAGTTTTTCAAACCCAACCTCTTGCGCCAGCTTGATGATGTCTTCATGTTTCATGTCAAGTACCCCACAAGGAAAGCAAACGCAGCAAGCGAGATCGTGGTGATCGCCACCGCAAGGGATAGTGCTACCCAGTCGGGTTTGTACAACGCTTCGATGTCGTCGTCTTGGTTGTGGTCAGTCATTTGGCTTCTCCTTTAGCTATTGCGGCACGGGCAGTAGTTAATGCGGCAGGCATTACGCCATGTTGTTGTGCATACGCAGTCAAATAAACCAACGCCGCCAGCAGTTCCTGATTCACCTCATGCAACCGGCGCAGTTCGGCGGCGGCATCTTCGCACCATGCAAGAGAATGAACCCACGCTGGGGCTAGCTTGTCAGCCAGTCGCAAGGCTTCTGGTTGTGTCATGTCAACTCCCTCGCACGTAGCATTGCGTCTGCCATTTGGTAGCATTTCTTTGCCGTTTCAGCAGTGGTGTCGTAAGGCTTGGTAGTAAACCCTAATGATGCCATCGCCTTGGCCGCGAAGTAATCGCGCAGGGTCATGCCGGTTGTAGGCTCGTCAAAGAATTTGACTTGCGCCGGAAACGCTGGGCCTCCTGTGTTTGTTGTCATGTCCGATTCCCCCGGCTCGGCAGGCTAAAAGCCACAAGGCTACCTGCCCGTGGCACCTGTGCGGTGTAGTCACCGTCACCAGTTCTGTAGTGTTTACGCTGCCACAAGTTGTTCTCTGCTGCCTTCACTTCGTTGGGCAGCTTCTGCCTTTCAACGTATGGCCCAAGCGTTTCCTTGGTTTTCTTTTGAAGCTCAAGGGCTGCGGGGCGCACGATGTGAGAGGGTGCGCGATTAACCGCAATTTCTTCTAAGATACTCATGCTGTCTTCTCCTCAAAATGGCACGTCGCTGTCTTCATCTTTTGGCAGGCCCTGGTACTCTTTCGGCTTGGGGTCATTGAGATATGCCCAGCCATCCCAGCCGCCTTCTTTCAATGGGATAACGTCCAGCTTTAACATATCGCCGCGCTGTCCCTGAATGATGCTGCCAATGCGCTGATAGCGGTTCTTCTTCTCGCCCTGGCTGTTGGTGTATTGGCCGACGATGCAGCTGATTTCTTTGATGATTGCCATGATTTCTTTCAGTAGGTATGTTGTTTGCTGATTTCTTGGATAACCTGGTCGTAATAGACCCTGGCCGCTTCGACTTTTACTTTGATCTTGTCTTCTAGTGTTGCATCCCTTTCATATGGAACGATGGTTACGCGCAGTTCTCGATTGATGTGGTCAACCTGGTGCAATGATTTATTCTCCCAGCCGATCAGATCCGCAGGAGTGCTGACCAGGCAGTAAGCAATGTCTGCCCGTGGCTTGTCCCACAACATCATGTAAGCGCGCAGCTGCCATTCATAGCCCTTGTCTTCACCTTGATCAGCCAGGACGGGAAAGGTGGTCAGACACCAGCTGCTTTTGATGTCAATAATCCTGTCATCCGCCACAATGTCAGCCTCGCCGGTAATCCAAGCATTGTTTCGGCGCTCGGTGTTCTTTGCATGGCTGGTCAGGTGGACAGCGTTGTAAAGGTCGATTGATTCGTCTTCGACCTGAATGCCCTTGTCCATATACTTGCTGCTGACCCGCTCGTCATAACCGTAGACAAACTCTTTGGCCAGCTTGGTGACGTAGGTCTTAGCACCGACAGACAGTTCGTCTTTGCCCTTGCCGTCGGTCATGATTGCGCTCAATGCGCTGGCGCGAAACAGGATGCTCATAGTTTTGCCTTTTGGTTTTCTAAAACAGCTTGTTCAGGTTGAAAAATCATTCCTACCAATGGCATTTCAGGGTCAATTACTTGGCGAGTGGCAAACGCCAAAGCCCTGGCTCGGGTTTCCGCTTGCACAGATTCAATGATGCGGGTGGCGGCATTCAAAGCAAGTCGGCCTTCGTCCATCTTTACATCGCCATTGATGGCGCCAGCCATGATGTGAGCCAGTGCGTCACGCAACTCTGGCATTGTTTTTGGTGCTTTCATAAGTAATACTCCATAAATTTAAGGTTGATCAAAATGCAAAACTCAGGCGACAAAATTAAACGTAACGGCATTTTTTTGTAGGCACATAAATTTCTTTTTTTTAAACACTCATCTACAAAAATACTGGTAACTCTGCCGGCACTTCGTATACGCTGGTTTTTCTCTGCTAACAAATAAAAGTCTGCTGGAAAATATGAGTTATCCCATTGATAACGACCAGGAAATCTATGTTGAATATAAATTTGCAGTAAATTGTTTTGCACAAACGACAAGTTTCTTTTTTTTGTTATTCGGTCTTTAAAATCGTACCCAACAGAATTTAATGTTGTCCAAGGCCAGCGAGCTTGGTTATCAAGTACACATTGAATGCGACTTTTACCTTGTATTTTTGGCGCTCCTTTTATCCAAGCAAATAATGGGTGTTGATGGCTTGGTCCTTTGCGTTTTCTTTCTGGAATTTCTAATTTGCATTCCCGTTTTATGCAATCAAGCATCATCTTTTTTGTGATTGCCATAGTTTTTATAGTTTTGCTTTTTGTAAGTCTTTTGCTTTAGTAATCTGGTCGCGGGCAATCTGGTTATTGCCTGCTGCTTTTATCCCTGTGAAAAATGCTTCTTTCAGTTGGTCGTGAGTTGTGCAGGCTTCAATGTCAGCCAGTATTGCTTTAATTGTTGCTTCCGTTGATTGCACAACATGGGTGGATGCATCCGCGTCATTGTCTGATTCGGTCGGAATGCTAAACGCCTGGAACGCTGCGTATTTGTAAGCTGCACTCATTGCTTTGTTGGTGGCCTTGTCACCGCTGTCCATTGCTTCGCCAAAGGTCTTGACAGTGTGTTTGCTGCCATCCTCGGCCGAAACAAAATCAAATTCAACCTCAACGGTCACATAGAACAAAGCTGCGCCGGCCTTGCTGGAGCGCTCCACGCATTCCCTGGTCAACACTCGCGGCAGAATGCAAAGCCCATGTTTAGCCAGAAGAGGGCTGATCGCGTTGTAAACATCGTCAATGCCACGGAATTTGTAACCAGACCCTTGCGAGTTGGTGTGATCTTTGGTGATGCCAATGGTTGACAGTTCTGTCTGCACGGCATTGATTGCTTTGTAAATTTTCATGTCTTCTCCTTAATTTGCAATGGTTCTTTGTTTCCAGAAAACAGTGTGATCTGTGTTTCATTGCCCTTGCTGTCCACCAATGTCAGCTTGCGCGTCCAAAAAGGCCCGGCCACACCACCAGTGCTTTCCCTTGCCTCAGTCATCTCGATCGATTTGACGTCGTGAATCATGGTCATAGTTGTCATTTTTTATCCTTGTAAGCCAGTTCGATTTCGAGTTCCTTGATGCGCTCCTGGGCGTTTTCCAACAGATACGCCATTTCACGCAACTTGCTGGAAAGCATTCCGCATTCAAACGCCAGCCGGTCTTCAGCGGCAGCACTCTCATATGCACGGTTGGCAATGTCCGTAATCCCGGACAAGATATCTTCGATCTTCACAATTGCACTTTCTGAGTCTTGCGACCCGTTTTGTTGAAACATTGGACAGCACCGTTCTCCAGCTGCGTCCACCCTGCGTTATCGCCACACATTGCCTGTGCAGCCTTCTCAAACCTCGCCTGCGCTCTTTTTTCTGCTTGCGTAGCCTTGGCATCAGCCGCGGCATCAATCGCAGCCTGGTGATCACTAGGGCCGTCAAGCAGGTATGCGGTAGACAAGATCAATGCTGTCAAAGCTGCCAGCGTCCAATTGATTGCATGATTCATTCTGCATCCCTCCGGTTTTCGTAGCGCTCCTGGCCACGGTCGTACTGGTCATCTTCTGCTTTGGCTTCCATGTCCTCAAGCGCTTCATCTTCAATCGTCGCAGCCGTATCGCCAATTACCTCGGAAATGTCGACGCCTTCAACCAAAGCCCAAACCAGCTCAATGCTGGCGGAAGAGCCAGGGTGATCGTAGGTGGCGCGTTCCTCTTCCTCAAAAGCCAAGTAGCAGTCAATGACCAAACCGCCAGCAGTCTCAAAGCGATGGTTGTACAGACCCTTCAGGTCTTCTTTGGTTGGCTTGTAGCCAGTGTGCCAAATGGGAGTTTTCATGATGTTCTTTCAGGGGCCGAAGCCCCGTTTGGTTTAAGCCGCCAGCCGCCAGAAGCCATCAGCGCCCTGAGCGAAACAAGTAAATGAATACCCTGGGTTGTTGTTTTCAGCTTCTTGGCGGGTAGCCCATTTTGTAGGCCGTGCTGACAATCGGGCAAAAGCCCAGCTTGCCGCTGCTTCTGCTTCTGCTTTGTTGATCATTTGTTGGAGAGTCATGATGTTTTCCTAAAAAGACCCTTTGCAATTTGCTGGGGATTGACGCTATTGTATACCTAGCTAAACCGCTGCAAAGCCTTTTTTCAACTATTTTTATCTTTTCGACTAGGTACTTTCCCTATGTTCAGGTGTTAAGCCTGCTATACAATGCTGCCATGCAACCTGACCTAGACACCATCATTGCCAAAGCTGGCAGCAAGAGTGCGCTGGCAAAGCTGCTGGGCGTGACCAAGGCCGCGATCAGTCACTGGAAGGTCATCCCTGAAAAAAGGATTTGGCAGCTGAAACTGTTGCGGCCAGGGTGGTTTGTACGATAAAATTTGGGCACGGCTAGTCTTAGCGGACGAAAAGAGGATTCTTCACCCTCCTGCCGATGTTCTTTCTCAGTGAAGCAGACCAACGAAGTAAGGTCAAAAAATGCACTATTACCGTCACCACATTGGTGACTTTCTCAAAGACACCGGACACCTAAGTAACGACCAGATGGGCGTTTACCTTCGGATGCTCTGGCGCTACTACTTAGACGAAAAGCCGCTGAAAGACGAATGCGAAAGCATTGCGTTTGCTATGCGTTCGGATGCGAAAACAATCAGCTTGATTCTCCATCACTTCTTTGTTTTGCAAGATGAAGGGTGGCGCCATAAGCGTTGCGACAAAGAGATTGCCGACTATCACGAGAAGAAAGGGAAGGCGGCAAACAGTGCGAACGCACGCTGGAACAATGCGAATGCTATGCGAACGCATACCGAACGCAATGCGAACGAACCTGTTTTCGATGCTAACCAAGAACCAATAACCAATAACCAAGAACCATTATTAATACCAGTAGCTAAAGCTACTTTGTCCACAGCAAAGCTGATGGCCTGTCCGCAAGAGGAGATTTTGAAACTTTGGGCAAAGCATCTACCGCACCTTGCGCAGCCGAGAAGCTGGGAAGGATCACGCCGAGCAAACACCAAGCAGCGATGGAACCAGGCCAGCCGGCCAAGCGCATACAGCCCTGACGGTTATCAGACGGAAGCCGCAGGCATCAAGTGGTGGGACAGCTTTTTTAACTACATTGCCCGAGACACCAGCTTGTCAAACGGTTTTGAAACAGCAGGCAGAACGTGGCGGCCTGATCTGGAATGGGTAATGAATGCCACCAACTTTCAAAAAATCATAGATGGGAAGTACACAAAATGAGTTTTGCACCACCAGAATCAAAGAACCGTGATGACGGCCCAAGCCTGCTGTGCAGCGTTAACGGCTGCGGAAACCTGTGGAGCGTGCGCCTGGAAGGATCGCCACCGAAGTGCAGCCGGCATCAGTGGGGCGCAAAGCCAAAGAACGAAAGCACGATGAGCTACAAGCGATGGGCAGACCGCCAGCCGCTGACTAAGCCTGTTGCTGATTGGTACAAACAACCCGATGAAAAGTGGTGAAATATGCCTCTAACCCGCATGGATATTGACGTTATAGCTACAAAAGGAATAGCATGAACTACTACCAAGCCCACAAGCTGCTAGACGAAACAAGAGCAGGTTATGACCACACCGAAGCCGACATTACCGCAGCCCTGGAACTCACTGGAGACATTGATCCAGACATATGCACTGATGGCGTTAGCTGGTGGGGATCAAGCCCTAAAGGATGGACGCCGAGAGTACCTACTTCAACGCTTTCGGGAATTGGAACAAGATTTGCCGGGATCGCGATCAATGATCATCGAACGAATTAAGGCGCTGAAATGAGACACGCAGCCAGGGTTGACAAAAACCAGCAAGAGATCGTTTCGGTACTACGGGCAGCTGGCGCTTACGTTTGGATCATTGGCCTACCTGTTGACCTTTTGGTCGGCTACAAAGGCCACACGTTTCTGGTTGAGGTCAAAGATGGCCCTAGGAAGCGTTTAACGGCCCTACAAGACGATTTTTTTAAGAATTGGTCTGGTAGTACCTTGGCGAGAATTGACGGCTCTGAGGCCGCTTTACGCATGATTGGAGTTTTAAAATGAAAGTCACTTGCTGGGAACCCGTCCAAGCACACAAAGAAATGATGACCGTTGTTTGGCCGATGCTGAAATCCATGCTGATTGCCGGCCACCGGATGACGATTGAAATCAAGCAGAGCAAGCGGAGCGTGGAACAGAACGCAATGTTTCACAGCATGATCGACAAAATAGCCAAGCAAATGGCTTCGGCCGGCAGCACCTGGACAGCAGATGACTGGAAAAGATTGCTGATCGACCAGTGGGCGCACGACACAAACCGCAAGATCGGCAAGGTCTGCCCAAGCCTGGATGGCGAGAGAATCGTTCAGCTTGGCCTGCAAAGCCACAAATTCACCACGAGTGAGAGCAGCGAGTTCATCGAATTCTTGCTGGCCTGGTCAGCAGATAAGGGCATCGATGTTTCTTAAACACGCCTATGTCCGCGACAAAGCCTTGCTAAAACGGGTGGCGCAGCTTGATTGCCAGCACTGCGGCAGCGGGGAAACGGTGCAGGCAGCGCACAGCAACTGGGGCGGCGGCAAAGGCAGGGGAATAAAAGCTGATGACAACCTGGTAGCCGCGCTATGCCTGAAATGCCACTGGGAAATAGACCAAGGTGTTAAACTAACTAAACTCGAAAGGCAGGAAATGTGGCAGAAAGCGCATCAGCGAACCATGAGGGCATTGCAGTGATCAGAACAATTATTGTGAGGCTTTATGTGGTGATTGGCGCATTGATCTTGCTGGGCGGCATTGCAATGATGACCGACAGATTCGGGATGGGTCTGATTATGCTGGGTCTGTTTGGTATTCCCTGGCTCCTGCTGCTCTGGTGTTTTTGGCCATTTTTCAAGAAAATATGAAACTGGCTATAATTTCAACGTCAAGTGCTGCAACACAAGACCAAATGAGGCCATTTTCTCATGCGTTACCCCACAAGGGAACTGATGTTGCAGCATCAGAACGCAGTAGAAAGTGGCTTTTTGCGTTCCAGTACCGATTGCTGATGGCGAAACAATGAACCCTGTTACGGTTGCTATCGAGAAAAGTGATGCGCTTACTGACAAGCCAGCGCGAGAACTTGCAGGCGGTATCTCAGGAACAGAGCAGAACGGTGATGTGACGATTAGCCCAACGATACGGGCGCTCTGGAAATGGAAGCCTGACCTTATGGGTGCAGTAGTCGAAAGATGGCTGAAGTCGGGGATATCACCCGCTTGGCTTGTCCAATGGAGAATCAATGCGTAAATCCAAATACAGCGACAACAAGCAAGAGATTTGCGCCAAGGTGCTGGAAGGCATGAGAGGCGGTAAAAGCACGTTCAAGTCATGCGAAGCGGCCGGCGTAAGTCATTCGACTTTTATCGGATGGGTTGGAGAAGATGCTGAACTTTCCGACAGTTATGCGCGTGCGCGAGAAGATTTGCTGGAACGCATGGCCCAAGAAGTGCTTGATCTGAGCGACAAAGAAGTGCCTGAGACTGGTGACGGCAGAAAGGATTGGCAAGCCATCCAAAAGCATAAATTGCAGGTTGATACGCGCAAATGGCTGTTGTCCAAGCTGGCCCCGAGGAAATACGGCGAAAAGCTGGAGGTTTCTGGAGACCCGGCAAACCCGCTGGTTCAGCGCATCGAGCGCGTGGTAGTGAAGGTATGAGCGATTTAAAAGGCTTTGGCCATGAAAATAGAGGCAGCATAAATGTGGACTGGTACACGCCTCCGTGGATTTTTGAACGTCTTGGTATTGAATTTGACCTTGACCCGTGCCAACCAGAAACGGCAATCCCTTGGATTCCCGCAAAGCTGAGATACACGCTGAAGGATGACGGACTCACACAGCCGTGGGCTGGACGCGTTTGGCTTAATCCACCTTACGGCAAGCACACACAAGCGTGGCTAAAAAAGATGCACAGCCACCGCAACGGAATTGCACTAGTGTTCGCAAGAACAGATTGCGCTTGGTTCCACGAATCAGTGGCCAAGGCAGACGCCATTCTGTTTCTAAAAGGTCGTGTAAAGTTTGTTGACGGGCTAGGCGTGACTGGTGGAAGCGGCGCTGGCAGCGGCTCTATGTTGGTGGCTTGGGGTACTACCAACGTGGCCGCACTTGAATCAATGCAAGACTTGGGTTTTTTGACCCGCATGACGGCAAACGAATGACAACTCTCCAACTTCAAACGCCTGAATGGGCGTTACCCCTGCTGGAGGCCAGCCGATATAAAGGCGCATGGGGTGGTCGTGGATCTGGCAAGTCTCACATGTTCGCCGAACTGATGATTGAGGCGCACATCATTGACCAAAAACGGAGAAGCGTCTGCGTGCGAGAAATCCAGAAATCGCTGAACCAGTCCGTCAAGCGGCTGCTTGAGACAAAGATCCAAGACATGAACGCCGGCGCTTACTTTGAAGTGCAGGATGCCGTCATTAAGGCCAAAAAGGGCGATGGCGCGATTATTTTCCAAGGGATGCAGAATCACACTGCCGACTCGATTAAATCGCTGGAGGGCTACGATTGCGCCTGGGTGGAGGAAGCACAGAGCCTGTCCCAGACCAGTCTTGACCTGCTTCGGCCGACAATCCGCAAGCCAGACAGCGAGTTGTGGTTTACCTGGAACCCGCGGCAAAACAGCGACCCGGTAGATTTCCTGCTGCGTGGCCCGACACCGCCCAAAGATTCCACGGTCATCAAGGTCAATTTCAGCGATAACCCGTGGTTTCCGCAGGTACTCCGCGACGAAATGGAGTACGACAAGCGGCGCGATCCAGACAAGTATCAGCACGTTTGGCAAGGTTCTTACCTGACCAACAGCAGCGCCAGGGTGTTTAAGAACTGGAAGATTGACGAGTTTGATGCACCACCAGACGCTATCCACCGGCTGGGCGCTGACTGGGGCTTTGCGATTGACCCGACGGTCCTGGTGCGCTGTCACATCATTGGCCGCACGCTCTATATTGATCACGAGGCCTACATGGTTGGCTGCGAGATTGTGAACACGCCTGAGTTGTTTATGACCGTTCCAGAGGCTGAGAAATGGCCAATAGTTGCAGATTCAGCCAGGCCAGAGACAATCAGCCACATGCGCAAGAACGGTTTCCCAAAGATAATGACGGCCGTCAAAGGCCCGAAATCAGTGGAAGAAGGCATAGAGTTCCTGAAGGGGTACGACATTGTTG